ATGGCATTGAAGCACTCCGTACTGAGCTTCAAGATATGAAGGGTCAACTGACCGAATTGAAAGCTAAGGAAGATAGAGTTCAAGATATCAAAGCTTGGAAAGAAAAAATTGATGAAGTCGCATCACCCACTCAACTGCAAATTAAAATTGATGAAATAGAAGAGCTAAAGGAATTTAAAACTAAAGCAGTAACTATGTTTATGGTAGTCCAGACAATTATGGGTATTGCTGTGGCGCTAGCACTGGAAATATTTTAAAAAATAAACATTCTTTATGGTGTCTATTTGAATATATCTTTTATATTGTGATCGGGCTTTTTTTTTAAGGTTTTCGTGCCATAGTTAATATATGGGCCACAGCGAATTTATAACTGATAAACTAAAGAGGATAGTGTCGCAAATAAGCGGCAAGCCTGATAAGGATATGCCTCTTATACCAGAATTTGTCGTAAAGGGAAAGGGTGTAATTTACTGTTTGGCGCCAGATATGAGATCATTCAATAAAGTTACAAGAGGAATACCTGTTTATGTGGTTGTTGGAAATTATAATAATAGTGGAAAGTGTTTAATTTATACATACCCAGGTGATATAGTATTAATAGACCCGGAAGAAATCGAGAAGGTCGGATTTGATTGATTAATGTTGTTTGAGTTTAATAAATTTTGGAAAGTATCAGCTATCATGGTATTCTCGTGGTTATTATTGTGGGCTACAGGATACCAGTTTACATCAGTTACAATTTTATCTCTTATATTTTGTAGTGTGTTACTAAAGAAGTAAGACTCTATTTAATGCATGTTGAAAGAAAAAAAAAGAAAATATTATAGTAATGTAAAATATGATAAAAAAATCTATTTAGTTTATTATAGAACCACTACCTCTAGTGTTGAATTTAAACTTGTCACCGACGGTCCATATAAAGATTTTGAAAAGGCTAGTGAGATTATGATTGAACATCTGGCAGAAGGTGTTTGTTCCTGGGTTGTGTCCTATGAAGGATAAGCAAAATGTTTTTGGTAAGCTTCATTCCATAGACTTTTCAATAGGTGATATAGTCGAGTGGTCCTCATGGAGCGATCTTGAAGAATCGTGGATCCAAAATTATGGCGTCATCACAGAAGTCAAGAATGAACTTAGGCACAATCGATTAGTTTCAATTTCGAAAGTATTGCCAGTGAATGGAGGAATTGAGATGGAACATTTCACTATGAGTTTAAGGCTCGTATCAAAAAATAAGGATATTAAAATTGAAGATTGATCACATAGCTATAAAAGTTTCCAATCTAGAAATTGCAGAAGATTGGTATACTAAAAGTCTCGATGCAGAAGTTGTCTATCGAGATGAGAAATACATACGATTAAAGTGTGAAAACACATACATTGCTTTAATCGACGAAAAACATTACCCACACAATCATGTTGGTTTTTTAGTAAATGATATTAAAGATTTACCTGCTGAACACGGCGAAGTTGTAAAACATCGTGACGGCACGATTGGGGTATATGTAAAAGACCCATTTGAAAACTATATAGAATATATCTGGTATTCAGAAGAAGCTCGTGAGGTATTCTTAAAATGATCAATATACTAAAACCACTTATTAAGCAGTTTATGCCTTTCGCTCAAAAGCAAATGGGATTTAACCGCGTACCAAAACTATTTCTCAAAAATAGTGAGGAAGAAGCTAATAACCCCATGGGTAAGACAGGCTTCTACGATCCAAATGATGAATCAATTACGATTTATATTGGAAAAAGACACCCCAAAGATATTATGCGCTCTTTATCGCACGAATTAATGCACCATACACAGAAGTGTAATGGTGAGTTTGATAACGCAGAAAACATGGGAGAAGATGGCTATGCTCAAAACAACGATCATCTGCGATCTATGGAAATTCAAGCATATCAAGCGTCAATAGTTTTCAGAGATTGGGAAGACAGCACAAAAGGTACTATTTATTATGAACATCTACAAAAAGGAGACAAAAAGATGAGCACAAAAGATTGGAAAAACAAAGAATTAACAACACTTCTTTCAGAAGCATGGGGTTTCAAATTCAATAATCTCGAAGAGTTTAACGAGTTTAGCGGAGAAGGCGAACTTCAAGCTGAAGATGAGGCTTTTGCGCCGAATCATTATTGTGTCCACCATGGCGGAGTAAACCATAACGGTAAAACTGAGATGGCTGAGGCAGTTGGTCATAATTATAATAAAGAACTTGGGAAAGTGACTCATTATGATATGAAATTAGCTGACGGCACCATTTTAGAGAGCGTCGCGGCAGAAGACATTGAAGTGACTGATGCATCGTTAGCCGAGGAACACAAACATCCTATGAATCGCGATGCGGACGATGATGACGACGTCAAGGAAGAGGAATTAGAAGAAGCTGGTGCAGCACAGCGCCATGGCGATCCACGTGTTCGTCGACAGAGTGCTGACAGGCTTCGTGAAGAAGAAGACGACAACAAAAAACCTGACGACGACGGCGACGGCGTACCTGACTATGCTGATAAGAAGCCCGGAAAAGATGATAATGAAGATGATAAAGAAGGCAGTAAAGACAAAGATATGAGTAAGGTGCCTCCGCAGCTTCGTAAACATGTCTCTAAGAAAAAGGTCACCAAAGAAGATATTGAAGCCCTTGTAAAGAAGGCTATCAAAGAGTCGTTACAAAAACGTAAAGGATAATGATATAATGACAGGTAAAGGTAAAAATTGAGCTTAAAAAGCTACAAAACAAATTTATTAAAGACCTGTTATTTACTACAACAATAACGGAAGGAACAACTATGTCACTAGATTCACAATGGAGAAACTTTTTATTAACTGAAGAACTGGATGAGAGGTCAATCTTTACCTATATCCAAGGTCTCCAAGAAATAATTTCCAATCTTAAACCTCGCACAGTTTCAGAAAAGAGAAGACTCCAATTAGCAAAGCAGCACATTCGTGAAGTGCGAAAGTATGCGCGTAGAATCATGAATGAAAATATGGACCTTCACGAAAAGTTGCAATTATTAGAAGAAAGTAAAGGTGACGAATAATGGCCAAAGCTAACACCCACCTTACTCACCTTGAGGAATTGGTGTTGACCCAAGGACCAGAGGGTTATAAGATGGCTAGAGCCTTCCTCTTGGAGCTTTTAAAAACTCTGAGGGGTAACTCCTCATCTAAAATTCAAACGTCCGTTAAATGGGACGGAGCGCCTGCAATCTTTGCCGGCATAAATCCGGATAATGGTAAATTTTTTGTAGGTACCAAGTCAATCTTTAATAAAGTACCTAAGATTAATTATACTGCTGATGACATAATAAAAAATCATGGGCATGCGCCGGGATTAGTTGATAAACTTACGAAGGCTCTTGAATATCTCCCTCAACTTAACATCAAAAACATATTGCAAGGTGATTTTATGTTTGATGATGAAATGATTGAGACTGTTAATATCGATGGTGAACCACATTATCGGTTTAAGCCAAATACTATTGTATATGCTGTGCCTGTTGATTCTGATTTAGGTAGAGAAATTAAGAAAGCTAAATTTGGAATTGTATTTCATACAACATATAATAGTCTAGACGGCGGTGCTAGTTTCGGCGCTGATGTCTCTGGGTTGCGACGTGCTCCGGGTGTGTGGTTTGATGATGCATTTTTTACGGATGATACTGGTGTTGTCACACTCACAGAAGATGAAGAAGCACAGGTCCTTGAATTAGTAAAAGAGGCTGATGCAGTTAATGAACAAATAAATTACGAAGATTTACCATTTGCATTATTAAATATTTATATAAACAGTGAGATTAAGTCAGGTAGCTTTCTTGACAATCCCGAAGAGTCGTTCCAGGGATTCATTAACTGGTTTTCTAAGCGCGCACAAACAAAAGTAAACAAACTAAAAAGTGAAAAAGGCAAGCAAAGAGCAACTCAAAATGCTTCAGAAACCATAGCCTCATTTAGTGCGAACAAAAATGATATTCTTAATATTTTTAAAGTAAGCCGTTTGTTATTTGAAGCCAAAAACATATTTATTGAAAAATACAACAATGCTGTTTATAATACTAAGCACTTTGTTGACGATGGCTCGGGTAATTTGATGGTAACCAACCCAGAAGGATATGTAGCGGTTGACCACAGAGGTAACGGAATTAAATTTGTAGACCGTTTAGAGTTTAGTAAAGCAAACTTTGCTATTGATAAAGGTGAGAAGTTTACAGGTCAATTAAGTGAAGAAGAGTTTGATATCGAGGATGAGGATGACGATCCAGTCGTTGATTCTGATTTTCCAAAAACTATCGCTATTGTCCCAGGAGCGTTTAAACCTCCTCACAAAGGACACCTTGATATGGTGCGAAAATACGCTGCTGGTGCAGATGAGGTTATTATCTTAATCTCTCGACCAACTAAAGGTGGGAGAAAATTACCAAATGGTCGCGAAATCACATCAGAAGACTCAGAAGCTATTTGGAGAACTTTAGTTGCTCCTTTGAGTAACGTTGATGTACAGATATCAAGCCACGCTTCTCCAATAAGCGCTGCATATGAATACGTTGGCGAAGACGGTCCTATTAATATTGGTGACACAGTCATCCTAGGTGCTAGCACCAAAGGTGATGATTGGAAACGATGGACCGGAGCAGCCAAATATGTTAAGGATGGGGTGGAATTAATACCACCAGAAAGTTCTGCTGTTATTCCCTCAGAAAGACCAAATGGAGTACCCTTTAGTGCTACTGATTTTCGAAATGCCCTCGGTAATCCAGAAAATCGCGCTGAGATAGCTGAATTTGTTGGTGAAGAAAACGTTGATAGCGTCCTAAGAACTCTTGGACTTGAAGCTAAGGTAGATGAGCTATCGTCTAATGCCGGTGGTGGCTTAACAGGGGGGATAGGTGTCCCTTTGGCATCTGGGTCGGGTAGACCCAAGAAAAGAGATCCCAGAAAAAGAAATGAGAATATAGCTATCGCGAATGAAGTTATGAAACTAATTAAAGAAAGAGGCATTTTAAGATGAACCAAGAAGAGAAAACCCTTAGACATAATATACGACATTTAATCCGTCATGTCAAGCAAAAAAAGCTTAATGAAGAAAAAAAGTTTCGTTCCTTATTGGGCAAACTGCTTGAGCACGAAATAGGGGAGATGCTGTCGGAATCTGAAGTACCTGATGTTGATCCAGCACCGAATAAGTCTACTGGAATCAATGTATTAGAAGAACTGTTGAAAAAAATTGTTCCTGTGTTAGAAACCGATTTTAAATCTCTTACGACTAGTTCCGAACAGCGTGAGTCATTTAGGGCTCACATTAGTAATGCGATTATTCAAACACTTACACCTGCTAAAGTGAATAACAAAGCTGGTGAAGATTCGGCTGGCACTCTTCAAGAATTTGATTTAGACATCGAAGAGGACATCGAAGAGGACGTCGAAGTGAACATCGATGATGCAGAGCCTGCGGAAGCAGACAAATTTATTGACATTAGAACTGACGCTGAAAAAGCAGCTGAAGAGCCTGAAGAAGAGGCAGACCCAAAAGATTCGTTTGGATCTGATTTAGGTGGCGATGAAACTGGTAGGAATATGGCTTATCAATGCTTTAAGAAAATTGAAAACAACATTATTGATTCGTATGAACTTTTGGCCAATCCGGAAGATCAAGAATTGTTTTTTGACTATTTGCTCGCAAATGTGAAAATGTATTTCGATAAATTCGAAAAAGAACTTGACCCCAATGCCACAGAGCCTACTAATCAAGCATAT